ATTATAAGGAATTGAACCTTTCATATTTTCTGAAATCTTTTTCACACTCTCATTGTTCTCTTTGGTTAAACCGGTATTCCAACTAGGTTTATTAGTTTTGTATCCTAATCGAGCCGTTGATATTTTACGTTTAATTTCTTCTGCTTTTTCCTTTCCAAACTGTTGTTCAAAAGTTTTACCTAACTTTCTCTCTCTAATACGTTGTATTTGTTCTCTACTCATAATTCTTTTTCCACATCCTTCACCGCCGTCTGTCATATTGGTTAAAATTCCAGTTTTAATATCTTTTCTTCCATATTTTTTAATTAATTCAATTTCTTTTTCTACTGATTCTTTTTTTGAGTCACCTAAAAAAACTATTTTAATAATAGGAAACAAACCCTGATTAATTATTTTTCTTATGGTATAAATTTTATGGGGATTTGCTCCTAGTTTAAATTCTGACCCATCAGATAATGATTCTCGAATATGTTCATCCGGACGTTTGCTTCTTTTTGACCATCCTACATAAAATGGTTCGTTATTAACGGGGTTCCATAACTCGTATACTATGTATTTCATCTTCTATACCTTCTATTCATTATTAATATTTTATTTATGAAGTAAATTGCGTATAACTAGTATAGAAGATATAACAAAAGATATTTATAAAATGGATATTGCTAATATAGTCATAGAAGATGAGTGTAACGTTAAAATTGAAAATCTTGATTTAGTTACAAGACGTAAATGTGTCAATGCAGTAAAATATTTTTTACCACATGCTAGATACAGCCCTGCATATAAACTTGGTAGATGGGATGGCACGACTAGTTTTTGTACAGTAGGTGGCCGCACATATCTTAACCTCTTAGATAAAATTTTACCTATTGTTGTAGAAAATGGATATGATGTTGAATTAATAGATCAACGAGTTCCTAGAACGTTTGATTTACCTCTCATTGATGAAAATTATCTCAGCCACATTACATGGCCTGCTGGACATAGATTTGCAGGACAACCTATTTCTCTAAGAGACTATCAAGTTTCGGCTATTAATGATTGTATAAACAATTTACAAGGAATATTTGTAGCTCCAACAAGCGGCGGTAAAACTATTGTTACATCATGTTTAAGCATGATTGCTGAGAAATACGGTCGTACTATTGTTATAGTACCTAATAAAAACCTTGTACAACAAACAGAAGAGGATTATAGAAATGTTGGTTTAGATGTTGGAGTACTCTATGGCGATAGAAAGGAATACGATAAAACTCATACTATATGTACATGGCAGAGCTTAAATGTTTTAGATAAGAAATCAAAAGATGCATTAGATGACGAACAGCTGGAAGTCTTTTTAAACAACTTAACAGCACTTATTGTAGATGAAGTTCATATGGTAAAAAATATGAATGTTCTACACAAGCTGTTAACTACAACATTTGCTAATATACCAATTAGATGGGGTCTTACTGGTACTATACCCGAAGAAGAATATAATCAAGTTAGCTTAGTTAGCGCAATTGGACCAATTATTGGAAGTCTATCAGCTAAAGAATTACAAGATGCTGGACATTTAAGCAAATGTCACGTTAATATTCTTCAAACACAAGATACCGTTGTTTATAACAATTATCAAGAAGAGCTAAAATATCTAGTAACCAGCGATCATAGACTAGAATGGTTGGCTAATCAAATTGTAACAATATCGCAAACTGGTAATACGTTAGTTCTAATAGATAGAATTGAAACTGGTGAAAAGCTAAACGCATTAATTCCTACTGCTACTTTCATCAGCGGACAAATGAAAAGCACAACACGTAAGGAACATTATAAAGAAATTAACCTAGCTGATAATGCTATTATGCTTGCTACTTACGGTACTACCAGTACAGGTATTTCAATAAACAGAATATTTAATTTGGTTCTAGTTGAGCCCGGTAAAAGCTTTGTACGAGTTATACAAAGTATCGGCCGCGGACTACGAAAAGCCGATGATAAAGATGCAGTTGAAGTATTTGATATTGCTAGTAAATGCAAATTTAGTAATCGTCATTTGCTAAAGCGTAAAAAGTTTTATAACTCGGTTGAATATCCACATACAACACGGAAAATAATTTATTAATTTTTATTAAAATTTGGATTAAATATCTCATAACAAATTAAGGATTAACCTATGAGAATTTTAACCACAGAAAATCAACCATATTCTATAAATCAAATTCCTGAACAGGTCAACGATCTTAGGTATTGTGTGTTAGATTACTCAAACCAAAATGATGTTGATTATCATTTTCTTCCATTGGTTTTTTTAGAAAGCTTTCATAGCCCTTGTATTGATATTAAAATTGGACCACATAATGTACAAATGCCATTAGATTGGAGCATTATTATAGGTGACGTTAACCTTGGCGATCTAGAAATAATGTCATTAATTTATCTTATGGATAAAGATTTTGATGTGTTTTGTTTTAATCCAATTAGAGGTTATATGCCAAAGTTTCACAAATTAGAAATTATCAATACATGGCCTGATATAAAATGGTATTTTCCAAAACTAAAACACGGACATCTTTTAGCAGTACCATTAGAAGATAAAGAAAATCCTTTATGTGCATACTTTGTTCGCGACACTAATAAATTACCAGATTCAATTGATATTAGAAAATTAATATAAAAACAAACCCTTTTAGTTTCGCCAGGGCTAACTAAAAGGGTTTGTCGAGTCTGCTTAATCAATTGATTAAGCGAAGTTTATGATGTTTGTATACGAGCTTGATCGCTTGAAACTAGATCTTCGTTTGCAAATATCCAGTCATATGTATTGTTATCAAATGTAGTAACTGTTCTGTTACGAATTTCAGCTGCATATTGTACAGTGTTTACAGGACCTATAGCAACAGTTGGAACTGCTGTTACACTTGAGCCACTGTTTGTAACTGATACATCAGATATGCTACCAGCTGCATTTACTGTAGCTAACGCTTGTGCACCAGCTGGTGTAAATGTAACTGTAGCTGCTGAGTCAAAATCTGTTCCACCGTTAGTAACAACTACGTTTGTAACGTTATATCCTACAGTCAATGTAGCGCCGTCACCGGACCCGTCAGTTGTTGTAGATGCTGGGTTGCTCGGTAGTGCAGAATATACTCCTGCTCCTGAAACTACAACATTTGCAACACCCCATCTTACATTAAATGTAGCATCGGTGCCAGATATGTCAGCATTTCCACTTGATCCAATTAGTGTGCTACCAGATACAGTATCAATTTTAGCAGCAGTTCTTATACCGCCGCCGGCTACTTGAACAAATGATGTTATTGCACCGCTTGCATTTACGGTATTTACAGCAACAATTACGTTGCTAAGCCATCCGGCACCGCCGATAGTAATTTGATTACCTGCATTGTAATTATATCCGGCATTGCTACCAAGTTCCATTTGACCAACACGTATACCAGTTACGTCAAATATAGCAGCAGCAGTGCTTGTTCCGCCGCTTACAGTTACGATATCACCAATATCATAGTCTGCTGTGATAGCTCCACTTCCGGACGTAACAACAGTAGCAGAAACTGCACCCATTCTAGCAGTTGCCGTAGCACCGGTACCGCTTGCTCCGTATGGAGTTATAGTGATGTTAGCTTGACCTGGTTCAAGATCGGCTCCGCCTTGTACTAATTGACAGCGACCGCTGTCTGGACCGGCAGAATCTGCCATTAGATATGTGTTTGTTGCAACCTGTTTTTTAATCCATGCGGTTGTTGGACCGGCAGATCCTGGTATATAGGCAGTTGCTACAATTTGCTGTCCTGTACCAGTTATATTTCCAATAAATTTCTTATTAATCGGTCTACCCATTGTTTTTTCTCCTTTGATGTTCTATATCATACGAGGCGGGTTAAACCTCATAACTTACAAATAATTTTGTAACTAGATATATTTATCGTATTAATTAAATTAATACACGAATAGGTATCATTTTGGTAAATACCAACAAATTATTGATTTAAGGGACGAGTATGCAAGACAATTTTTACGTTTATGGATTATTAGACCCATATACTAATATGCCTTTTTATATTGGAAAAGGAAAGGAACAACGATCAAACTCTCATCTTAAATTATATAACAATGATAGATATAATATGAGAAAACGGAACTATATAGAAAAATTACTAAATGAAAATCAGATAATTAAAATTCATTATTATAAAATAAATCTTTCTCATAATGAAGCAATTACAGAAGAGATAAATCTTATCAAACAATATGGCAGAAAAGATATAGATTCTAACGGAATATTATTAAATCTTACATTAGGTGGAGAAGGCGGAGATACATCTATGTTTTTCACTGAATTATCTCGTAAAAAAATATCAAATGCTAATCAAGGAATTAAAAACCCCCAATCAAATTTAACTGAGCAAACAGTAATAGATGTATATCATATTAGTGATACTATAGAAAATTTATCTAGAACATATAACATTAGCAAAGGACAAATTATAGGTATAAAAAGAAAAATTTACTATAGAGATATAACAACTAAGATTAGAACTCGTCCTGGAAAAATAATAGGACAAAAAATAAATAGAACTCTTTTTACAATTGATGATATTAAAAATATATATCTAGAAAAAGGAGATTTTAAATATTTTTCAGATAATTATTTGGCTAGCAGACAAGTTGTTAAAAATATTAAATCAAGAAAAACTTTTGCTAAAATCACTGAGAATCTCGGTGCTCCTGGAGAATTAAAGATCAATAAATTAAGTACCACCGATATTATTGAAATTAGACAATCTAACGAATCCTTTAAAAATATAGCAGAAAAATATAAAGTAAATCCAGAGACCATTAGAAAAATTAAAAAAAGATTAAGTCGTAAATCCTGTAGCTAATGTTGATAGATCTTTATATTATTTGTATATTTTTACTGATCTCTTGTGAATCTATGTATAAATTACAATAATGAAATCGTATCATAGGTGATAAATGGCAAAAGTTAAAGCATATAAATTAGAGTTATCGGTTGTTTTGCAAGCACTAGACCGTAAGGATTTAGATTTCTATAATCGATTAAGCGATGAAGATAAAAAAGCATATACTCCTCTAATTTTAATGAGATATATGAGCTCGCTGACAGAACAAAATCAGAATAAAGCATATGCTGTTATTGCTACCAATGATTTAGTTAATATAGGGTTTTGGGAATTAAGTAAACACATTGAATTACAACATAAATTACTTTGCTTATCTGGGCTTGGCGGCAAACAATACCGACCTTGGCTAGCATCATCAAAACACAAAAAATCTTCAAATAAACTTGATATATTCTTTCAATCAATTTATCCCGAACTAAATCAAGATGAGATTACTATCATTCGATCTAATTTTGACAAATCATCTTTTGAAAATTTGGTAAGATCTCTTGGGTTAGATTCTGCACAAACTAAGGATTTAATTAAAGAATGGTCTAAACAAGTCAATGACTAAATTTGTCTGCGAATTTTGTAAAAGAGGATTTGTTAAAGAATTGACTCTAATAGATCACAGTTGTGAGAAAAAGAGAAGATGGTTTAGCAAAGACGAACCACATGTAAGATTTGGATTTATAGCATGGAACAGGTTCTATGAATTAAATTCATTTGGTAAAAAAAATGAATATCGTAATAATTTTCAAAATTTTATTAATAGCCGATATTATGCGTCATTTGTAAAGTTTGGTAAACATATGGTAGATCTCAATGTTATTGAACCAGCTAAGTTTATAGAATATATTCTAAAAAATAATCTACCAATTGATAAATGGACTCATGATGTTGTATATGAACAATATGTACGGGATTTAATATCGGGCGAAACTCCTGAATCTGCACTAGAAAGAACTGTGCTGTTGATGAAAGATTGGAGTATCGTGCAATCGGAACCATGGTATGATTTTTTTAGAAAAATAAATACTAATCAAGCAATAGCATGGATAAAAACTGGAAGAATTTCTCCTTGGTTATTGTATAATTCAGAAAGTGCGGTTGAATTCTTTGAAAGATGTACACCGGAACAAGTTGATATGATTAAAAAATATGCGCCGCCACATTACTGGAAAATAAAGATTAATAAGAACAAAGATTCTTGTAATTTTATTAAACAAACTCTTAAAGAAAGCGGTGTTTAACATGACCGATATATTATCTAATATGTATGATACTACTGAATTTCATAATGATAAAAATAATCAAGCTAATCAAACTACTGTGTCTGTAAAACAAGTAAGTATGTTAAAAGAAGTTGAAATAAACGGTACTAAGTTTTATAGCATTGATCCAGTTGAATTTGCAAAAATAGACAAACAACTTAAATTTATTAAACAACGTATGGAAATTTTGGAACAAAGAATTAAAGTAATGGATAGTGTACTTAGAGACAAAGATGTTGTTATCAATCAATTACGTCGCGAGCTTGACACCAAAATTGGATATAGCTAATATATGTTATGACTAATCAAACAGGTGATATTGATATTGATTTTCCAAATCGGAATCTTGCTTTAAGTTTTGTGGAACATATCCCTGCTAGTATCATAAAGAATGTATCGTTAGAAAAGCATAACACAGGTGTATATTTTCACGCTGTACCAATTGATCCATTAACTGGTTTTTCCAGTATCGATTATAATAAATCTGCGTCATTAGGATTTTATAAGATTGATTTACTTAATGTTAGTATATACGAACAAATAAAAAACGAAAACCATTTATTAGACCTTATGAACAGAGATATAAATTGGTCTCTTTTCGAATATCACGAATTTACCAGTCAATTAATACATTTAGGAAACCATTCTCAAATTGTAGCAGATTTAAAGCCAACTAGTATCGAAGATATTGCAATGATATTAGCATTAATACGTCCTGGTAAAAAACATTTGATTAGCAAATGTCGAGAAAACGGATTTGAGTCAATAAAAGAAGAACTATGGAAAGAATCGCATGATGGTAGCTACTTTTTCAAAAAAAGTCATGCCATAGGATACGCAACGTTAGTTAAAGTTCATGCCAATTTAATCGTTGAACAAAACTCAGTTGACTAACATATATTATGTGCTATAATTAAAAAAATAGGAGAATATTAATGGCGTTAATTTCGCTAAAACTAAAAGGCGAATCAAATGTATTTGGTACCACAATTAGTATGTCAAATCGGGACAAATCCTATTCTAAGGTAATAGCAGAAAATTTGGATTTTAATCCTCTTAAAAACCTAAAGGTTTCGTTAAAGGAAGGATATTTGTTTCGTAACCCAAATTTAACTGATGAGGTTCTAGAAACCACTCTTAATAGCTTGCGAAATGTTGATGGTCATTATTCATTGTCTATTAAGATGGATAAGAATACATCAAAGTTATATGCAACAATTCGTTTTAAAGAAAAGAATGATGCTGCAGTTTTTGCTTGGACCAATGTTGAGAATTGGCAAAAATGGAGCGATAGTCAGGAAGCAAATGAGCAAGCTCTTGCTAAAGAACGTAATAAGCCTCTAAAAGCAACTGTTAACAAAGACGGTACAGTTACAGTAAAAGTAACTGTTACTACTATAAAAGATTAAAATTTAATCAAATTTACGATTATATACTTTACCGATTAATAATCAATCCAAATTAGTTGATTATTAATCGGGTCCTCTTACAAGTTGAATAGTTCTTTTTTTAAGCTTACGATTTATCAAATCTAGTAGATTAACTACCGGTCCTTCGACTAATGTAGTTTCTTTTTTAGCAAAAGTTTTAAGATATGGTTTAAATCTAGAAAACTCTTTGCTTAAAAATAAATTAATAGGAATTTTCCTATTACTTTCCCACCACCAGATTTCTCCATATTTTAAAAAATCCATTTTCATCTCTGTAGTAAAAGTAGGATCTAATACATACATGCTAACAAAGTGATTATCAGAATTTTGTATTATTCCAATGTATTGTTGGTTAATATACGTCACTGTTGTTAAAAATGGAAATTTTTCTTGTAGTATTTTTAAAGTTTCAGATGCTATTGTTGCCATGATTTATGCGATCTATTTATGCATAAATAAAGGAAGTGAGGCAAATGATTTTATATGGCGAACCAATCATTATTTTTATTTCGCGAATATGTTCAATTATGCCAGGCCGATCGAAACGCTCCTAACATTAATTTACCTATGATACAATATAATATAAAAATATATAAAGGCGTAACAAATACTATAGATTTTATAGTTAGAAATAATGATAGGAAACCAATTAATTTAGTTGGCTATCAAATTTCTGCATTAATTCAGTTAACTGATAACAATGAACTATTACTTGAAAAAGCTGTTCAAGCTACAGATGAAACTTCTGGCAAGTGCCGTTTAACTCTTACTGACAGCGAAATAGAAGAATGGTTAGGCGGTTTTTATAGATATGCTATTAAATTAACAGACGTTACAGGCAAAACTGAATATCTTTATACTGATATTAACCGTAGTACATTTAGCACATTTGAATTAATCGAAGGTATGAGTGCAAGTTTAGATCCTGCTATCGAAGTAAACAATGATCAATTTACACCATATCCAATTGGCGATTACGACAATACATGGAACACAGGTGCATATGCAGGAGATGCACAGGATAACCAATCTAACGGTATGCATACTGTGGTAGTATATGTTGACAACTTTTTAGGTGATTTTTGGATACAAGGAAGTCTTGGAGTTAACGCTCCGCAATCAGATGATTGGTTTGATATTCCGTTAACAGATATTAATCCTTATTATACATATAAAGATGATAGCCCGTCTGTACAAGCATTTAATTTTACCGGAAACTATTATTGGATACGTATGTTTTACAGAGAATCTCCTCAAAATAAAGGTAAACTTATAAAAGTACTGTATAAACGGTAATTTTATTGATGTTTTAAAACAAATTATCTTAGTATAATACTGTGCAACTATTAATTCATCAACTTGTTACCGATTTTTTACCGCTAAAAAGAAAGCAAAGCATCAAACGATGGATTACATTTGATGCAGTTTGCTGCCATCATCGCGGCCATAAAAAAGATACTAGAGGACGTGGTAACGTATTAATGTTAGAAGATGGCAAAATTATTGCTAACTGCTATAACTGTGGGTTTAAAACAATATATTCTGGTGTCGACATTAGTAAAAAATTTGAATCATGGTGCATATGGTTAGGAATTCCAGAATTTCGTTTACAAGAAGCTAAACTTGAGATATTAGAAAAGAAAATTAAAGGAGAGCTATCTGAATTACCTGGGTATTCATTATCTAATGGAAATGCGTTTGTCGAAGTTGATTTACCAGAGAATTCTGTTCCTATTCATCAATTAGTTAACGAGAGTTATGATTCTCAGGATTTTAGATTATGCAATCAATATTTAAAATCACGTGGCGACTCTCTCTATGAATCTTATGATTATCATTGGTCACCTAGTACTAAATGGAACCTTAATAAACGAATAATTATTCCTTTTCGACACAGCGGACAAATTGTAGGATGGACCGCACGGTATGCTGGTCATCCGCCAAAAGGTACACCACGATATTTTAATAGTAAACTACCGACCGACTATCTTTTTAACAGCGATCAGATATATTATAATAATCGTAAATTTATTATTATAGTTGAAGGTCCGTTTGATGCTATTGCAATAGATGGAGTTGCAGTATTAGGCAGTACATTAAGTAAAAAACAAATAGATTGGTTAAATTCCTCAACCAAAGAAAAAATTGTATTACCAGACAGACAACGCAAAAATCAAGACTTAATTGACTGTGCTGTAGCCGAAAACTGGGCTGTTAGTTTTCCAGACTGGGAGGAAAATATTAAAGATGCTTCTGATGCACAATGTAGGTACGGACAGATATATACATTAGCGACAATTATAAATGCACGAACACGTAATAAATTACAAATTGATGTTAAAAGACGAATGCTTAAGGATTAATAATGGCTAAAGAAAACGAAATTGAAAACAAAGAATATTCCGAAGAAAAACAAAAACTGTTAATTGATGTTTTGTTAAGTGATAATGAAATATTTTCACGTTGCCAAAATATTCTTAGTTCTGAATATTTTGTTAATAAATTTCGACCAGCTGTTAGATACATTTTAAAATATGTAAACGAATATAATGTTCTTCCAAAAATTGAACAAGTTAATGCAGAAACCGGACAGACATTTTCCTTTATATCTGGTATAACTGTTCAACATCAAGAATCGTTTCTAGACGAAATTGAGGAATTTTGTAAAAATCGTGCATTGGCAAATGCTGTTATTAGTGCTGTAGATTTAATTGAAAAAGGTAATTATGGAGAAGTAGAAAAACGAGTAAGAGAAGCAATATTAATTAGTTTACAAAGTGATATTGGTACAGACTACTTTGACGACCCCCGGTCTAGGTTATTAAAAATTAAAGATAAAAATGGACAAGTAAGCACAGGATGGAAAAATGTCGATGATAAACTCTACGGCGGTGTTAATAGAGGTGAAATAACAATTTGGTGTGCAGGTTCTGGTGTAGGCAAAAGTTTATTTTTGCAAAATCTCGCAATCAACTTTGCAACACAAGGTTTAAATGTAATTTATATTACGCTAGAACTCAGTGAAGAATTATGTTCTATGAGAATAGATAGTATGCTTACTGGAGTGTCAACTAAAGAAGTTTTTAAAAAAATTGATGAAGTTGAAATTAAAGTTAAACAAACTGGTCATAAAAGTGGTAGCTTACATATTAAACAGATGCCGCAGGGTAGTACTGTTAATGACATAAAAGCTTATTTAAAAAATTACGAAATTAAACAACAGCGTAAACCTGATGTTCTGGTTGTAGACTATCTTGACTTATTATTTCCAAACAATAAGAAGATCGATGTGTCCAATTTGTTCGTTAAAGACAAGTTTGTTACTGAAGAACTGCGAGGTTTAATGGTCGAGCGACAGATGATAGGACAAACGGCTGCACAACTTAATAGAGGATCGGTGCAAGAACAAGAGCACGATCATAGTCATATATCGGGTGGTATTTCTAAGATTCAAACAGCAGACAACGTAATATCAATATTTGCTAGCGCAGCTATGAAAGAAAGAGGTCAATATCAAATACAATTTTTGAAGACAAGATCATCAAGCGGTGTAGGTAGTAAAGTGCCATTGGGGTTTGACCCAAATACACTTAAAATTTTCAATATTGACGATGATGGTGTAGTTACCTCTGGAACAGCACAAGCTGCGAATATATTTGCAGATCTTAGAAGGAAAAATAATATTCAGAATAAAAAGGATGCAATATCTGCTTCTAATTCATCACCAGAGACTAAGAGTATAAAAGATATATCAAGTTTAACAGCATTAATCAGACGTTAGTGTTTTATTTGATATACGTTTTCTAATCTCAGCAGTTGCTTCTTGGATAAATGATATAGCATCTGCGGTATAGTATGGATGTAATCTAGCTTTTTCTCTAGCATCAAGAATAGCTGATTTAATATCATTGGTGCTAGCTTCGCTCCAATTATACCCAGATTCGGTTATATCACTGACACCAGACATTGATTTAAAAGCAGTAGCTATTGCTATTGCTGATTTTTCTGATACTTTTCCAGAATTACCGGCAAGTTCTTCTAACGCTTTTTTTAAATTACTCTGCTCGATACTATCTAGGTTTAATTTACGGTTGAGACTATTAAAGTCTATTTTTTTAACAATATCATCGATATTTACAGGATCGGTTAAAAGATGATCTAATGGTTCTCCCTTTTTTTCTTCTTTTTCTTCTTTTTCTGCCTCGACTACTTCTAATAAATCATTAATTTTATTAGAAATGTGTCTCATGTCTTCTGCTAAAAATTGACTCATAATTGTTTCCAAATTTTATTTTAGTATTTATCATATTAGAGGAATTGTTATAAATACATAACTTAATATTAACGGGAATTTATTTTGAAAAATTTTACTAATATAGTTGAAGAATTGGACGCAATTGTTCCGACTAAAAACAAGCACATGGTAGTTGAAAGTCGTGCGGCACACCTTATTGCTAGTGCCACAAATCTTATTAAATTGATTAGAGAATCTTATCCTGATGATGTTGCTGATGATTTAATTAAAAGATTACATCGTAGCATAATTAACGAAGATGAAAATAAATTCATGAGAAAAATTAAAGAAATAAGGAAAAATAAATGAACACGGCGGTAGGCGAAGGCATACTTGATTGGTTTAAAAAATCTCATGCAAACATTGGTCAACGAGAGCTGGACACGTTGACATCGCAAGCTAAAACTAATTTTGAACAATTTATGGGAAGAAACTCACAAACTTATAAAGATGTCACATGGGATACTTTATTCAAATATTTAACTATTCAAAATCAATTAGGCTTATCTCGGGAACAAATTATAAAAATGTTCAGTGATTCAGAGATTTTACAAAAAGGGAAACAAGCTGCACAATTAGTAGGGGCATTATCTCCTATTACATTTGATAAAAATATTTGGGGAACAAAAGGAAAAATAATTGGTAACCCAATTGATAATAAAACGGAAAAACGAGCCGAAGCAATTGTATCTTTATTTTTAAAGTTGGGTGCTACAATATATTTAAATCGACAAACACACGCAGACGAGATGCCAGATACATCTGTTGACACTACACCTATTGATACACCAACTGCTGACACTGCACCTGCTGTAGATAAAGATGTTACGTCGGTACCGTCACAACCAGATATAGATAAACCAACATTACCTACGACAACTGGCAATGCAGTAAGAGACGATCGAAACACTGCAATTTATAATTTAGAAATGGCTCTATATAAGTTACGAGGCGGTAAAGAATGAAAATAACAGATGTAACTTACAATATTAACATAATTGTAGAAAATAGCAGCAAATATGTTTTATTAGTTTATACTAATTCTGTTCTAAACGAACAAAAAATTGATAAAAAAACCTTTGAAAAAATTCTTTTACAAATCAATACAAT